GATATTACATATAGTATTATAGGTGCAGATGTTGCACCACAGCAACTACAATTCGCCTTACAATCAACTCGATAAGATGCCGTTAGTTAATTTTTCTAACCTCGATTTTGATGAGGTTAAGACATCACTTAAAGATTACCTTAGGTCAAACTCCGATTTTACGGACTATGACTTTGAAGGATCTAATTTATCATCCATTTTAGACGTATTAGCATACAATACCTACATTACTTCATACAATGCCAACATGGTAACCAATGAAGTATTCATTGATAGTGCTACTTTAAGGGAAAATGTAGTTGCATTAGCAAGAAATATAGGTTATAACCCAAGATCTAGAAAAGCATCTACTGCAACTATCAGTTTTTTCGTTGATTTGACGGGTGTTACCCCTGCTCCTGCAACTTTAACCTTAAATAAAGGTCCAGTAGCATCAACCGCAGGTCAAACAGGAACAAATTCTTATGTTTTTTGCATCTTAGAGGACATTACAGTACCTGTTACCACTGATTCTGATGGAAATGCGACTGCTTTCTTCAATAATATTAAAATTTCCGAAGGAACTCTGATAACAAACGCATTTACTTTTACGTCAATCAACCCAAATCAGAAATTTATACTTCAAAATACAGGAATTGATACATCTTTAATGACTATAACTGTAAAAGGCAACTCATTTGCTACTACAGGGACAAAATATAGTGCTCAAGACAGTCTTTTTGATATTACATCAGGATCTACAGTGTATTTTCTTCAAGAAGTAGAAGATGAAAGGTATGAACTTTTCTTTGGAGATGATATTTTTGGTAAAAAGTTAGAAGAAGGCAATTATATTACTGCAGAATACATTGTATGTGATGGTGAAGGGGCAAATGGTATTAATAACTTTACTTTTGCAGGAAGATTATCATATATTAGAAATTCTCAGTCTTATTCTGTGACAACAGGTGTTTCTTTATTAACCACAGACCTTAAATCCTCAGGTGGAGAGACTATTGAGACTGTAGAGTCAATTAAAAAGTTTGCACCCCGCATATATGCCTCTCAAAATAGAGCCGTTAGTGCTAGTGACTATGAAACTTTAATTCCAAGTAAAATATATCCCGAAACTGACTCTATTTCTGTTTTTGGAGGAGAAGAAATGATTCCTCCTCAATACGGCAAGGTCTTTATTAGTATAAAACCACGAACAGGAGACTTTTTACCAAATTTAATTAAAGAAAATATAAAAACTAAACTTAAAAAGTATGCAGTTGCAGGGATTGTCCCAGAAATCCTTGATTTAAAGTATCTTTATATTGAAGTTGACTCAAAAATTTACTACAACACCAATTTAGCACCCTCTGGTGAGTATGTTTCTACTTTAGTCCAAGAAAATGTCGAATCTTATGCAGAATCTACTGAATTAAATAGATATGGTGCAAGATTTAAGTATAGTAAATTCTTAAAAGTGATTGATGAGAGCAATGCTGCCATTACATCCAATATCACAACTCTACAGATGAGAAGAGATATGAGAGCAGTATTAAATAGTTTTGCAGAGTACCAAATTGGGTTTGGGAATGAATTTTATATTAAAAGCATGAGTGGATATAATATTAAATCTACTTCATTCCGTATAAGTGGTATTGCTCAAGATATTTACTTATCCGATGTTCCAAATTCTAATAGATTAACAGGATCAATCTTTTTCTTTACCCTTCCTTCTCCTAATTCTACCTCTCCAACTATTATAAGGAGAAATGTGGGTACTATTGATTATAAGAACGGTGTTATTACCTTAAATCCTGTTAATATACTTTCTGGTAAATTAAAAGATGGACAAACTATTATTGAATTGTCTGCATGTCCTAAATCCAATGATGTGGTTGGATTACAGGATCTTTATTTGCAACTAGATACTAGTAATAGTAATTTTGAAATGATTGTTGACGACATTGCTTCAGGAATGGATCCCGCAGCATCAAATTATACCGTAACATCCAGCTATCACAACGGGAACTTAGTAAGATAATAAAATGCCACAATCTAGAGTTAAGTTTAGCAACATTGTACAAAATCAACTTCCTGATTATGTTCAGGATGAATTTCCTTTAGTTGCAGAATTCTTAAAGAGTTATTATCAAGGTCAAGAGTATCAAAGTGGTCCTCTAGATTTAATTCAGAATATTGATGAATATATTAAAGTTAGTAAATTAACTAATCTTACTAAGTCTGTAATATTAGACACTGAATTAAATTATAGTGATGATGAAATTGCTATTGATCTAGTTAAATCACCTCAAGGAACAAGAGGATTTCCTGAAACTTATGGTTTATTAAAAATTGATGATGAAATTATTACATATACTGAAAAAACGGATACAAAGTTTACTGGATGTGTAAGAGGTTTTAGTGGAGTTACATCTTATGATAAAAAGGGAACCACAGATGAGTTAGTTTTTGAAACCACGGATATTGAGACTCATGAATCTGGATCTACAATTACTAATTTAAGTGATTTATTCCTTGAGCAATTTTTAACAAAAGTAAAACGTCAATTTACTCCTGGATTAGATACTAGAGATCTTCATAGTGATTTAGATCAAAATATTTTTATTAAACAATCAAAAGATTTCTATTTAACTAAGGGTAGTGATAGATCATTTGAAATATTATTTAAAGCTTTATACAATGAAGATGTAAGGATAGTTAGACCTAGAGACTTCCTTTTCACGCCTTCTAACGCCCATTGGAGGGTCACTGAAGACCTAGTAGTAGAGGCTATTAGTGGAGATCCAAATCACCTTGCTAATTCTACTTTATTTCAACAACCTTATGGCGAAAATATTAATAAAGCATATGCACCCATAACAGATGTTAAACCTATAGATGTTGGGTATGGGCAGACCTATTATAGACTTAGTATTGACGCAGGTTATAATAGAGATATTAGAGTTGCTGGTGCAATTTACGGAGATTTTAATGTACAACCAACAACTAAAGTAATTGGTGCAGTATCAGCAGGATCTACGGTACTTAATGTAGATTCTACCGTAGGATTTGCTGCAACAGGAGGAGATTTATATATTCCTTATTCTGATGGAACTACAGGAGTGGTTTCTTATACTTCTAAGTCATCAACACAGTTTTTTGGGGTAGGTGTAGCAGATGCTGGAGTAGATTTAGATATTTCTGATGCAACTACTATTGGAATTAATACTTTTGCATATGGTCAATCAAATACAGATGAAAATGAAACTGTAACTGTCAGAATTAACTCCGTATTAAATAAATTTAATTATTCTGATGATACTCATTACTATTCTTCAGGGGATACTGTTAAATTAAAAACTTTAGGTATTTCTGATAATGAATTTAAAGCAAAAAATTGGTTTTATAATATTTCTCCAACTTATAAAGTTAAAAGTATCGAATTGATCGATTCTTCGGATAATACTTATAAATTTAATTTATTTGTAGACCATTGTTTTAGGTTTGGTGATAATGGTGTTATAATAGATGATACTAATGTTGAGAAAGTAACAAGTATTGTCAATATAGATTCTAGTAAGTCCATAGTTGTAAGAGGTCAAGGAAGTTTAAATTCCGCAAAGACATTTACAATTAAACGTTCATTATTAATTGCAGATTCTAATAGTTTCCCCGAAAGTTCCATTTATAATACCAATGTTCAAAATGTTTATAAGAAAGAAGATACTCTTTTAGTTGCTTCTCCTTCATTACCCACATATAATGGTCAACCCATTAATGTTTTCGGTCAAACTGTTAAATTTACAGGTACTTTCCAAGGAAGTGAATTTAATATAAAACCAGTAGGTGATCATGGTTTCTACACTGGAGATGAAGTATATTATATTCCTGAAAAAGTTAATTATGAGTATTTTGATTCTTTAGGAAATAAAAAAACAGGTGTAAAAGTAAATTCTTCTTTATTTGCAGGTGATATTGGTTATATTATTACTGGAGAGGCAAATGGCGAAGATGTTGAAGATAGAATACCTCCAAACGAAGGATTATTCTTCATTTATAGAATTGATGAAAATAATGTAAAAATATCAAAGAGTAGAGTCGATCTTTTTAATGAAACTTTTGTTTCTATTGATAATTCTATTTCTGTAACCAATTGCAAGTTTATACCAAATGATTTTAAGTTTAAAACATTAGAATCTCAACAAATTTTAAGAGAAGTTGCTCCTCCTGTAAATGACGGAAATGTAAGATCTACAGAACCAGGATTTACTGGAATTTTGATAAATGGAGTTCAAATCTGTAACTATAAGTCGAGAGATTTTGTACATTATGGAAAAATTGAAAAAATCGATGTAAATGCTTCTGGTGATGATTATGATATTATTAATCCACCACTTTTAAATATTAGTGATAGTATTGGAACGGGTGCGACTGGATGTGTTGCAGTTTCTGGTAATCTTAAGGAAATTAGACTTTTAGATTCTGGATTTGATTATAAAAATATTCCCACTATAACAATTGAAGGTGGAAATGGATTAGGAGCAGAAGCTTCTGCAAATATGAAGGATGTGGTTTATTCTGTTTCCTTTAATTCTCAATCTGATGTTGGTTTAGGTACTACTGCATATAATTCTTATGAAATTGGATTTGGGACATATCATAAATTTAATAATTTTGAAGAAGTTGTATATAAGAATGATGGTCAGAAAAATGTTGGAGGATTAAGCACAGATTCTACATATTTTGTTTCTAACGTAGGATTAACAAGTGCTAAACTTTTCCCTACTCAAAAAGACGCTCTTTCAGGTATTAACACTGTCGAATTTACCTCATTTGGTATAGGAAAGCAATTTATTAATCCTGTTAAGAAAAAAACAGTTGTAGATAGTATTACTGTTACTTCTACAGGATCTGGATATGAAAATAAGAAGAGAACTGCTTTAAGTTCAGGAATAAGCACTGCTTCTAATGAAATTAGTATTATAGGTCATGATTATAAATCTGGCGAAATAGTTAATTACGTAGAATTTTCAGATACAGTTATTGGTGGACTTTCTACAGATACACAATATTATATCACTTCAGTAGATAATAATAATTTTAAATTATCCCAAGTTGGAGTTGGAGTTACCACTAAATCTTTCTACTATGATAATAAGCAGTATATTGATTTTACAACAGCAGGGGTAGGAACTCACACCTTTAATTATCCTTCAATTTCTGTAAAAGTAGTAGGAGAAGTTGGAATAGCATCTACAGGGACTGAAACTTTTGGATGCAAGGTTCAACCAATATTCCGAGGAGAAATAACTTCTATACATCTTATAGACCAAGGTGTGGGATATGGATCTTCTGAAATTATTAATTTTAATAGACAACCACAAGTTACTTTAGTATCAGGAAAAGAAGCTCAATTACAACCAGTTGTAGTTAATGGATCTATTACTGAAGTTGTGGTAATGAGTAAAGGGCAGAAATATAATGCTGCACCTACTTTAACTTTATTGGGTGATGGTATAGGTGCTGTAATAACTCCAGTTTTTGAGAATAATGAACTTACTGATGTAAAGGTTATTCATGGATATGATCAAGCATCTACTTCTATTAGTATTGATTTTCCTGGATTTGGAGTTGATATAAAACCCATTCTTCAGAGTTGGAGAGTTAATTTATTTGAGAGAAATTTTGATAATGTTACAGGAGATGATGGATATATTGCTCATGAATTTAATCCAGGATATGGTCTTCAATATTCTCATCTATATGCACCTAGAGTGTTGAGGGAATCTGTATTTGCAAATAATCAAGAAGGACAACCTTTATATGGAGATAAAGATTTAAAACAACTTAATGGATTAGAAGTTGCATCTGATCAACACTCTCCTATTATTGGATGGGCATATGACGGTAATCCAATTTATGGTCCTTATGGATATGTGAAAAGATCTGGTGGAATAGTGACTCAAATGAAGTCTGGTTATTCTATAGATTTACAATCACAAAGACCTCCTGTTGGAAATTTTCCTGAAGGATTTTTTGTAGAAGATTTTTCTTCCC